GAGACCGGCAGCCCGAACATTTTCCACGTTCTGAGCGCGGCGTTGGATCGACGACCGGGTGATGGCATAGGCCTTGATAAGGTCACGCGGGGTCAGGCCACCGGAGGCTGCGCGGCGCGCTGTCTCGTCCATGAAGGCACCGAAACGCTCGACGTGGCTCGGGATTTCAGGCAACCCACCAAGGTTCTCCTGAACGTCCCTCAGGGGACGCCAGTCGAAGCCCTTCATCTTGGTGCTGGCTGGGTCTTGATACTGGGATACCAGATCGAGTGCCTTCTTGATGCCGTCAGCCATGGTTCAGCCCCCTATACGTTGCGGGCGAGCATATCAGATCATCACCGCTTGGTGAAGTTTAGGTTTTACACCGCCCCACCGCGCCGCATTGCCGGGAAACCCTTGTCGAGAACGCTGTTCTTCAGCTTGTCGGTCATCGGCAGGTGGAAGCCCTGATAGTCGCCATCATCCGACTTCAGGTCGATGGGCTCGCCGGGCTTGATGTCCGGATCGTGCTGCTTGGCCAGAGCCATCACGCTCTTCGGCACGATGTTGTCGTAGTAGCCCTTCATACCTTGGCCGCCGACTTTCAGGTCGTCGCCCTCAAGGTTGTGGGCATATGCGTTGGATGAATAACCAGAAGGCGCGTTGGACTTTGGCGCAGACAAAAGTTTCTGCGCAATCTCTTTGCCGACCATGGAGCCGAGGTGGCTTTCGTCCGTGATGTCTTGAGAAAACGACTTTTGACCGTCCTTGTCCCATGCGTGAAGGGTACCAAAAGTGTTTTCTGATGGGTTTCGGACAAGCTGAAGGTTGGAAACCTGCTTCTCCAGCCCATACCGGTCGGCCTGCGCCTGCCCGGGGGTGAAGACCACGCCGTCATAGTTGCCCAGCGCGGCCTCGCGCAGGACGTTCTTCAGCGCCAGATCGGTCCAGTGCTGGGTGTTCTGGACGTAAGGTGCCTTGGGCGGTCCTTTGGAAATTCTATAGTCAATATTTTCGGCCTGATCCTCGGGAATGGCGCGGTACGCATCCCAAACTTCTGCATGGGTCGGGTGCCTTGAAAGCACTTCACCCGTCTTGGTGTTGAAAATTTCATGCGGGTTTTCAGGGTCAGAAAACCCCTTTTCACGCCCCTCTTGACCCCAGTCGGACTGCAGCTCCTCAACGTGCAGGAGCTTCTTGCCGATGCCCGGGCGCGAGAAGTGTTTGCTGAGACGGAAGTTCATGAGGCGCGAAAACGATGCCGCCTCTTCGGGTGTAATGATGCCATCGTCTGCGGCCTTGTCTGCAGCGTACGACCCAAGATTTCTGACCCCAGTATCAAAATAGTCAGATATTTTTTCAGCGATGGGTCGGACGTCCTCGCGATCCTCACCGACCATGCGGTCGGACATGCGGATGTGGGCCAGCACGTTCGGGTGGTCGGACCAGTGGCTTGAGCGATACGATCCCGTGTCCGGGTTTCTCCGCTTCACCGTGGTGGTGTTATAGTCACCGTTGTGCCGGTCGTAAAACTCGTCTGCGGCCAACTGCGCCTCGTCCAGCGTCTCGTACTGGCCAAACGCAGCGTGGTCCGGGTGCGAGGTGTGCACTTCGTAGTATTGCGCGGGCTTGCCTGCCGGTCTTTCCAGCCGAAGCAGTCGCTCGCGGTAGTTCTTCCCGCCCGGGATCGTGTAATCCCCATAGTTCGTGTCGGCCGTGTCGAAGTAATCGTCGTCTTCGCTGTAGCTCGAGGTCTCGGCCTCGGGTCGGCTCGTGGCTCGCTGTATGTGCCGGTTGTACTCGAGCTGCTCTTGCGGTGACAGTTGCGCACCAGCCGGGATGTCGCGGAAGCGCTTTTCATCCTCGTTGGTCGTGTAGCGCGGGTTCTCACCGTACTGCGTGATGCCGATACCCGGCAGGTTGTCCTCAAAGTGCTTTGCCAGCTGCTCGCGGGTCACCTTGCCGGTGGGCAGGGGTCCGGCGTTCTGCAGTTCGGTGTCCTTGAGGCCAAGCTTCTTGGCGGCGGCCACCATCTGCTCGGCCGTCCCGCGCTCTTGCTGGAGGCCCCGGACAATCTGTGCCGCTTTGGAATAGAGACCGTGCTTGTTCATTTCGCCACTCCGCCGCGCGCATGGTAGATGTTGGGATCATTCGGATCGAACCGCTCTGCGTCCTTGTGCTTGATCGCGCTGGGCTTGAAGACGACGATCTCTTGGACACCGCGACCGGTCTTCATCACAACGCCATCGTGCCCGCGCTTTTGCATCTCGTCCATGAACGGCCGGACGTGGTGGCCTTGCAGGTTGTCCCACGGTTCAAGCCGGGCCTGACCCTTCATGATACCCATGGACTGCAGGTCGCGCAGCGTACGATGCGAACCCTGTTCCGATGCGTCCCAGATGTAGGGGTTTTTCAGGGCGGCATGGAGCGGACCCATGACGGTTCCGGGCTTTTCGTACTCGTTGGTCGTGTACTCTTCTGCGTTCTCGCGATCCGGCGTCAGGTAATGGCCACGGCCGTAGAAACCATAGTCGCGGGTGGACCCAAGCTTTGCGTCCTTGAACTCCTCAAACGGCTCGCTGGGCGTACCGTGCCACAGCTCCAGAGGGTTACCCTGCTCGTCCTGCAGGTCCTCGTGGATGCCCTCGAACATGGCAGCGCCACCGGCGGCGAAGCCTTCGCTGCGGCGCGGCAAGTCGGCAGTGCCAGCCGCGTCGTTGATCGCCTTAACCTCTTCGTCCGGCAGGACACGGTTGACCTTCATGTTGCCGCCGATCAGCCAGTTGCCGGTCATGTTCGGGTTGGTCTTGTAGCGGTAGAACCCACCGTAGGGCACTTGGTCGGTGATGTGGGCCTTCACGCCCTTGCCACGGCTGTCAGCCACCGACTGCCAGTCTTTGTCGGCCGCCATCTCAACCTCGGCCCAGACGTGGTTGTCCGGCCGGTAGTCCGGCTTCTTCAGGCTGGGGTCGGACTTGCCACCGATGTGGGTTGCCATGGGCAGATCGCCAGCATGCCAGCCGGGGCGGTACGCCAGATCGCCGAGCTTGGACTTGACCTTGCCCTCGGACTTACCCTGCGGACCCTCTTCGGCCTCGAGCCACTCGCCCATCGGCACCGGCTTGTCCGCGTTTACGAACAGCGGGTAGAGCTTGCCGTCGCCCTTGGTGCGGAACAGCTTGTAGGCCTTCACGGTCTTCTGGGGGACCGCGCCCCCATCTGCTTTGGCCGCAGCATATTTTTTCTTGATGTAATTGATCGCCCTTGCCTCGTTTGACCCCTGATCGTCAAGCAGGTGATCGTGTTCGCCAGAGAGCACATCCTTGAGGAGCCTGTCGTCTTCCTCAATGTACCTTGCTGTCCCATGCCACGGGAGGTGAGCAGCAATTATGCTTTTGGGATCAACGTCACCCTGAACAAACGGAGGATACCGCCAGCGGTCTTTGTGTACCGAAAATTCTATGGTCGGAACTTGTCCGGGCTTCCCGTAAAAGCCCTTCTCATCGGCGTAAATGGCTTTCGGACCCTCATACCCTTTGGCATGAGCAAACATCAGGCCGCCCTGCATGATGCTGGGAATATTTTCCACTGAGGTCTGGTGGTAAAGGCGAACGTGGTCTTCAGGGATTGGCGATTGGCCCGGAGCTTGCGGCACCTCATCGTCTCCCATCCCGACAGCGCCACCGTCGGCATACGTCATGTCCGGGCTGGTGGGGTCGAACTTGCGGGCCGACAGGGCGCTCTTCACCTGCTCAGGCTTGAACGCGACATATTCTTTCACACCAGCGGGGCTTTTAGCAATAATTCCGTCAAAGCCGGATCGACGGATTGTGTCGTGGATGTCGTATTGGCCCCAGTCGTTGATTAAGTGTCCCTCAGGTACCTCGCGCAGAAACAAATCGTTCAGCGTGGCGGTGCCATCGTCCAGCTTTTGAAAAAGCATTTGCCGATGGGCCAGGTCTTCTTTGCGATGAGGAGATATGTAGTCGCTCAAAGCGTTCTTGATGTAGTCGCGCCATGCCGGAATGCGTAAAGTTTCCTCGGTGAACGGCTGCTTGATGCTGGCATGCAGCTTCATGACCTGCCCGTACATTTTCGGGTTGCGCTGGTCTGCCCGAATACCTTGCGCGTACCCAGATGCAGCGGCGGGATTATCAGTCAAGTAGATGCCCGATCCGTACTTGCCGTGACCGGACGGCTTGAACTCTTTAAAGTCCATCGCGTCACGGTTCTTCTGGGTTTGCTCCTCATCCACCTCTTCCATCCAGCCCTTGGTGGCCACCCTCGGTGCATTGCCGTGGTACAGCACATCGGGCACGTCAGGGTGGTTGCCCGCAAGGAAGCTCTCCTTCGCGTTAACCGACCCACCATCAGCCTTCAAGATGTCCGGGTCATCGGTGTGAGCGCTGCGATTGAAAACCGATTTGATCTGGTTTGGCTCAAACACAACATGGACGTCGTCATGGTACTTGACGCCATCATAGCCTTTTCGCTTCAGGCTCTTCACCGTTTCCTTGCCGCTGTAGAAATCATCAGCAAGGTTGCCCATGGCGGGGTTCTTGATTGACAGGTGAACCGGGTAGTAAGTCGCATCACGCGCGAAGCTTGGTTCACGATCCGGGTCAGTGCTGTTGATGTAGCCCTTTTGGGCGTGGTCAATTGTGGCCACCTCATCAGCGGACGTCGTGTCGTGCTTTGGCGAAAACCAGATGCCCTCGTTGGAGGGGCGGAAGGCTTTAATATCTGCGCTCTGAGTGGCGTGAACCATTTGCATCGGCCTTCCGTCAGGATGCCGAACCTTTGATCCCTCAAACCACTTGTCAAAGCCAACCGATCCGCCACGGGCTTTCACCGCGCGCAACCCACCCATCTTCTGGTAGCCAGCAGCCTTGACACCATCGAGGTAGGCAGAGCCTTGCTGGAAGCCGTCCACGCCCTCCTTGCCGGTCTCATAGCGCAGCATGGGGATGTACTGCTCGCCCTCGTGCTCGATGATCGTGGGCTGGGTGCCCATGCGCTCGAAGCTGCGCAGCGCCATCGTGGTGGGCTTCCACTTCTGCATGTACCGGCCGGTGATCCGCATGGGGTGCGCGCTGCCCTGCAGCGTGTCGCCAACCTCGTACCCGTCGAACACGCCCTGCCCCACGGCTTTCTCGTGGGCATCCATGGCGTTCATCATCCGCTGGTGGATGTCGTCCATCATGCCGGTGTGGTAGGTCTGCATCTGCTTTTGCTCGCGAGCCTGACCAAGATCGGTAACTTCTCCACCCTCGGCGTACTTTGACATCGCAGCTTGCTCAGCCAGATTGCGACCAATGAGGCTGCCCACGATAGGAATTCCGGTAAGTTTGCCGAGGCGGCTGCCGATAGTACCGGCCCGGGACACGTCATCAAGCGCACCCTGAAGCCTTTCCGCACCGTCTTCAGGCGCAGGCATTTGGTCTATCAGCTCCTTTTCTGTCATCACGGGGCCGCCGCGATTGTACCCATAACGCTCTTGCGCCCAGCCCTGCGCCCAGTCTGGGATGCTGTCACGGCTGTAACTCGGGCCCCACGCGCGGGGACCGGCGACGTCGAAGTGCATGTTGTTGTCGTAGAAGCCGAAGCCCCGGAAGCCAGCGTTCCATGCTGCGTCCGCGAGGGCCAGCTTTTCCTCGGGCGACCAGCCGGTGGTGTTCACATCGTAGGCGTTACCGTGGATGTGCTGGCTGTCTTTGGCCCCTTTGGCGGCTCTGTTTTCCTCCGGGCTGCGATACCCGCTGACGATGCCAAAGTCGGCCCCGGTCCAGCCCTTGCGTAGGGCTTCCATAGCTGCGCTGGCCTCGGGTGTCAGGCCTTCGGCTTTCGCCTCTGCGCGGGCTGCGTGAGGGGTCTTTTCCTTCTCGGGCCGCACGAGATCAGAGATGCTGCGAGCTGAGCCCGCGACCTTGTTCAGGGTGCCAAGGACATCGAGAACACCCGGCTGCTGACCAAATTCAAGCGGTGTCGCCACGGCAAGCTTCGGGATCGGCAGGCTTGCCATCGGGACGTAGCCGCCGTTGGCATGAACCTGACGCGGAACGTCAGGCAGGTATTTGGACGGTGCGATCTGGCCTTGTGCCCGCTCGACTGCGGTTTTGGCCCGGCGCTTTTCGAGAATGCCACCCAGCGTCAGCTTGGCGGCGCGGATAGCCTTCTCGTTGTCCATCAGATTTCCCTCTTCTTGTTCCGCACCTGCATCGCCAGCCGAATGACGTCAGAGTTGTGCTCGCGCTGCTGCATGTCGATCTCATGCTGCATCCGCACCGCGTCGTTCATCTGGTCACGGTCGACGCGCATTTGCTCCAAACGCAGGTCCTTCTCGCGGTCGAGGTCGCGGTTCTCGTCGTTGATCTGGTCGCGGCGGATCGAGTGCTCAAGCTGGCGGGCTTTGTTCTGCTCGGCCATCATCTTGACCGGATCGGGACCGACCGCACCACCTTCTGCCTTGCCAACCTCAGGGCGCTGCGCCTTCAGCATGTCAGCTTGCGCCCGCATGGTGTCGGCATCGGCCTTCTGCTTGGCGATCTTGATATCCTCGATACCCTTTATAATTTCCGGCGGCATCTGGTTGCGCTCGGCTTCGGGCTTCAGGAACTGCTCGGGGTTCGACCAGCCGATGGCGCGCAAGGCGGCCTTGTCGACAGCGACAGCGTCGTACAGGCCCGGGCTTGCCGCCTGCAGTTGCTTCAGGGCCATGATCTTCATAACGCGCTGGGCGTGGCTGGCGGTGTTCGGGTCAGCCTGCGGGACCAGTTCGACGTCGTCCAACGCGGCCAGCAACAGTTGTGGGTTCCAATCAACCGTTGGTTTGCGGTTGCGCTCCCAGAAGCTCTCGGGATGTTCACGGAAGCAATCACGCAGGAGGCTAAACTCTTCGGCCTGTGCGGCGTGCATGCGCTTGTGAACCGAGTTCAGGACCTTGGTGGCCTGCTCGATCATCGCCAAGGTGGTGCCGACCGGCGCATCGGCCCGGCCCTCGCCCACCTGCATTTCTGACGTGCCGCCGAGGCGCATGCCGGTGGAGGCAATGTTCTCGGTCAGCGACATCAAAGCTGCCGACGGCTCCTTGTAGGGCAGCGGCATCACAGCCTGACTGATAGGCTGGCCACCAGTCTTGACCTGCGCAGCGCCGCCGGGCGGGATGCGGAAGATGTTGGTGTTCTGGCGCGATCCGGTGTCCGAGATCAGGAAGCCCGGGAAGTTGGCGTACATGCCCGCGTCCAGAAGCTCGCGCCACGCGGCCGTCACGGCGTTGGTGGTGTTGCCCAGAACGTGAAGCAGGCCGATGTCGTAGAAGCCAAAGCCCGGCACGAAGGTGTACTTCACGAAGGTCTTGCGCGTCTCAGGCATCTCGGACGTGTCTTCGTCGTAGTTTCGTACGATGGACAGAATTTGACGCGACGACACGTCGATGGTCACGCGGTATGGAATTTCCAGACCGGACGGCTTGCCCTTGTACTTGTGCTCGAAGCCCGGGATGTCGAGTTCGCAGTAGACCTCGTAAATCTCGCGGTCGCGGTCGTCTGGGTTCAGGCTTTCGGTGCTGATACCCTGCTGGGCGGCCTTGGCCTCTTGGACGCTGTCCGGGCTTGTAAGGACCGGTGTCGACAACTCTACGTCACGGTACACGCCGAGGATTTGTAGGCGCTTAACGGTCGACGGCTTGAGGTACACGCGGTGCGTGACCCGGCGGGCGTTCGACAGGTCGGTGGCGGCGTTGTTGACGATCAGGTCATCAGCGTCGACGCTCTCGGAGACCGGGCGGTTACGCAGCGGGCAGAAGTAGACCTTTTTGAACGACGTGCCGCCGAACCCCAGCAACAGGAACATGCGGTCTGTGTCCGGGTAGTATTCGGTCGCGGTCGAGGTCAGGTAGTGGTTGAAGTCCTTTTCAAAGGCGTCAGCCATCTGGTCGCGCTCAGCCGAGCTGCTGTTGCCGTCGTCTCTGATCTTCACCGGGCCGTCGGTCGGCAGCATCTCGGAGCGGGCGTTGGCTTGGAAGCGCAGCACGGCTTCCTGCAAGAGCGGGTGCCGGACCTTGGACATGCCCTCGACCGGGGCACCGTCGTTGCTCCCTTGGATACCGGGCAGCTCGATCTTGAGGCCCAGAAGCTTCATGCCCTGCGCCCGATCCTCGACCCACTCCTTGCGGCTCATCAGGTCGTCATCGATCCCGCGCAGAAGGTCTTCGGCGATGGAGCCAAGCTCCATGTCAGAGATGTCTTCGACGAGGTTGTCGAACCAGCCCGAAGGACCCTTCTCTTCGCTGTCCTCGATGGGCTTGCCGTCAAGCGAGACGGTGATCGATCCGTCGCCGTGGTCGATCCGCAGAAGCGCGCCGTCCTGATCGAACTCAGGAACATCCGCCCCCTCGTCAGCGTCAGCGACGGTCACATCCATCGGGCCGATTGCTGCGTCTTCAGTGTCATCTTGGAGCCGAACGGCAGGGCTCAAGCCGGGAACGAGCGACATATCATGGTCCCTTCAGGGGTATGGTTTGGGGCGATCTTATCAGGTCGCCTTCATTTCTTCCAGTAGAAGGTACGCACCGGCAAGGTAGTTGATCGCACCCAGCAATTCGCGCTGTGCAGCGTCCGGCTCCATGCGGCTGGCCTCCTGCGCCTTCTTGATGGCCTGACCGAGGCAAAAGCCGTGACCGACCATGCGGCCGATCTCCAACATTGGCTGCCGGTCGAAGGGCTTATCGTTCGCGTGGCGCTCCTTGCCCTTGCCGTTTGCGGACTGGTCCAAGGCCAGATCGAGGACGCGGCGCAGAGACTGGTAACCGTCGTCAGGCATGTCTTCCCACTTAGCCATTGCGCGCCTCCACTGGCCGATCCTCTTGGTTTTGATACTTTCCATCGTACGATGCATACTCCTCCACGCGGTGGAAGATGACCTGCGCGATGCCTGCGCCTGCCGGGATCAGCAGGAAGTCCGACCCGTGATAGACCAGCTCGAGGGTCAGAAAGCCCTTCCAGCCCGGCTCGATCACGGTGTTGAAGACGGACAGACCCCGCCGGGCCCATGTGCTCTTATCGTGCACGATGCCGACCAAGTCGGGCGGCATGTCGAACTCTTCGATGGCCGAGGCAATGCAGAAACGCCCAGCCCGAGACACGTCATCGACGTACACATGCGGGCCGGTGTGGCCTTGCCGGAACTCGATTGTCTGCTTGAGGCGGATGTCGTAGCCCGCCTCACCGAGGCCGTGCGACACGCCGAACATCCGCTCCTTGGCGGGCAGCATGTTCTTGATGGGCGCAGCCTCGAGGAGGGATTTGCCGTTGAGGATCATCTTTACACCTTACGCTGCAGAGCTTCTGTGACGCGCCCCTGATTGACATGGAACAGGGCGGCGACTTGCTTGACGGACGCCCCCGGGTTTTCTTTGAGGTGACGCCGGATGTCGACTGCCAGTTCGGGTGTCAGCACATCGCTTTCGACCTTGGCCCGGCGCGGTTTGACGGTCTCTCGGGTCATGTGTGCCAGCGCGTTCTCCGCCATCAGGATCGCTTCCTTGATAGCCCTTTCACGCTCTGGCCCCGTCACATCGGGTCCAAGCGCCTTGCTGAGCCCCTCTAGCTGCAGCCGCAGCACCTTACGCGCCCACGGGATATCGCTGCTCATTCCATAGGTCCTTTCGTTGCAGCCTTCACAGCCCACATAGCCGCGCTTTCGACCTCGGTCTGGGCCAGCAACTTGAGGCGCTTGATCTCGCCGAACTGTGAGGACAAGTGGAACTCTGCCGCCGGACCATCCGGGTCGTGGTGGACCGGGATTTCGATGCTGTCGATCAAGTCAATCAGGTCAGCCGCAGCCCGCTTGATCTTGCCGACCATGTCGTCATTGCTGGGGTTGAACGTGATCCCCACACGGTATTCGCCTCTGGTCATTCTTACCTCTCAGTTCACGGTCATGGTTTCTTGTTCGCGAAGCACCCAGTCGCTCTCGGTGGCGATCCGGATGACCCGCACGATGGTGTTCAGCATGCTGGACGAGGCCTCGAGATTGTCCAAGAAGACAACCGTGCCGTGCTCGTTGAAGATACGAATGGTCTCTCTCACGCTGTCGAGGTCCTCGATCACCTCACCCTGCGGCAGCTTACCAGCCAACTCCGCTTCAATGGGCCCGGTCGGCCCAAAGGCGAAGAACGGCAGGATGTCACCGGTCGGCGTAAACTCAGTGATACCGGCGGTGAAGGCGGCGGTCTTGCCGCCCAGCAGAATGATACTCAAAGGTCGCCTCCCAGCTCTTTGACAAATTTTTGGATACCCTCGCGAGCTGCGGCATCCTCAGTGAGGTGCCACAAGGTGTACTCTCGGACGATACCCTCATGCTCACCCCTGCCGGTAACGGTGACAGTGAACGAACCGATATCGCGCGGGTCGACGGTCGCATCGCATAGTACGCGCTTCATGGCGTGTGGCCCCCTACATCTTCAGGAGCGATAAATTCACATTCCCTCTGTGATGTCAAATGCCATAGAGCGAGGTGTCAGTGTTGCCGGTAAACTTCTGGACGTCCTCAAGCTCGGCCATGCGCTCAGGTGCGCGGGTCAGAAGGCCGATCTGGCGCAGGTGGCCCACGCTCATCGAGACGGTGTCGACGAGGTCGTCGTTCTTGCCCTTGGGGAAGACAGAGCACTGCCGGATCACAAGCTCGGCCCAGTCCTTGTCCGGGGCATAGACCATGCCCTCGGCGAAGATGTGCTGCACGGCATACAGCCGGGCCATCTTGTCGAGGGTCTTGGGGTCGTACATCTGCACACCGAAGTCCTCGCTGGCCATCAGGCGGCGGACTTCCT